AGATCGTTATGGGAACGCCGAGTTATGGTGCACCTGGACGATAATCCGAATGTAATAGAATGGTCGAACGAGGAAATTATTATACCATATTTATCCCCAGTAGATGGAAAATGGCATAGATACTTTCCAGACTTTTATGTTAAGTCGAGAAATAGATCAGGAAAAGTTGAGTCATTAATAATTGAAGTTAAGCCATCCAAACAAGCACAAGCTCCTCAAAAAAGAAGTCGAGTTACAAGACAATATATTCGTGAAGTTGTTACTTGGGGTGTGAATGAGGCTAAATGGCAAGCAGCAATGAAGTATTGTGAAGATAAAAACTGGAAATTTATTGTTGTAACTGAAAAGGAACTTGGAATCTAATGCCTTCACTACTCGATAAAGTTACTAAGGATCTTCGCGCTGCAAACATACAGCCAAGAACTGCGGCTGCAAGAAACTGGCTTGCCGAGCGCGTGCGTCGCATGCGTATTCCAACAAATCGATCAAATCTACTCAACGATCCATCGCGAGTCGTGCCAACAGCGTTTGTTGGTAGAATGTATTTTTTTCACTACGATGCTAAATTTAAAGAAACTTTACCAGTTTGGGATAAGTTTCCACTTGTAATTCCAATGGACATTTACAATGATGGGTTTCTTGGACTAAATCTACATTATCTCGACCCATACAATCGGTTGGCACTATTGGACAAACTGTATGACTTCATAAACAACGATAAATATAATGATACTACAAGGTTCAGATTGTCATATTCGTTATTAGCAAAGTCGAGAAAATATAGAATGATTGGACCCTGTATCAAACGATATTTGTTTGAACATGTTATGTCCTCATTGATTTACATTGAACCCGATAACTGGGAGACGGCTATTTTTCTACCAGTACAAAAGCTGGTATATAACACCTAATGGCATTTAAAGTAAGAGATTTTATGAGCCACTTTGCGAAGCATAAAGACTTCGCGAAGACTTCTAAGTTCGATGTATTAATCTATAAGCCACCTGGTCTTGCTCTGCAAACAACAGATCTCAGATTCCAGTGCGAAACATCAGAACTTCCTGGATACAATATTAACACTGTAGACGGTAAGTATTATGGCGTTCCGCAATCTGTTGCTTCTGTATCTTCTTTCGGTGATATTAATTTAACTTTTATCTGTGCTGCAGATCTATGGGAAAAGAAACTATTTGATCTTTGGATGAATTTGATTTCACCAGTCAACAGTTATCTTCTCGAATACAAAACTCAATATTCAACTAAGATTGAAATTAATCAATACTATGAATCTGCCACCAGTTCTTCATCACCAGAGAAATCATACACTGTAACATTGTTTAATGCATTCCCTGTGTCTATCTCTCCGCTACAATTAAATTGGGCAGATGATGGCATTCACAGGTTGTCAGTTACATTTAAGTATGACTATTGGCAAACAGCTGCTATGGGATCTGCAAGTTCAACCACCGATATATTCTCGCAAATTGATACAGCAATTAGAGATAAGGCTGGTGGTGTTGCAACAAGAGCAGGTGCTCAGATTCCTGGTGGCTTTGTAGAAGGTGTCACACCTCGTGGAATTATTCCTGGCGGATTCGTAGAGGGGATGACACCACGCGGAAAAATTTAAAATGGAGTAAATTATGGCATTACCTAAACTTGAACATCCAGTGTTTGAAGTGTTTTTGAAATCCTTGAATAAAAAAGTCAAATACAGACCTTTCCTTGTTAAAGAAGAAAAGTTGCTGTTGATGGCTAAAGAGTCTGAAGATTTACAGGAAATACTAAAAACCATTAAACAAATTATTACAAATTGTTGTCTCGACAAGATTAATGTTGAAGACTTACCGATTTTTGATATTGAAATGTTTTTCGTACATCTCAGAATCAATTCGGTCGGAGAAACAGCTGAACTTGTTTATACATGTAACAATGTGGTAGAAGATAAACCATGTGGGCATGTAATTGAATTTAATCTTGATCTTAAGAATGTACAGTATAGAGGTTCTGACGATCATAATAAGATTATTAAACTGACAGAGGATATTGGTATTTGTATGAAGTATCCATCCTTGAATCTTCCAGAAGGTTCGCTTGATGAATCATTTAAGGATGGCGGATACGAAATTATTACTGAATATCTCGATTATATTTTTGACGAGAAACAAGTATATAAAAAGGAAGATATTAGTAAAGAGGAACTGATGGCATTTTTTGACGATATGTCATTAGATCAGGTTAAACTTGTAAAAAACTTCTTCTTAACAGCACCGAGTGTTGTTCTCGAGCAAGAAGTTAAATGTCCACAATGTGACTACAAACATAATGTAGTCACGGAGGGTGTCCTAAATTTTTTCGATTAATCTTTGGTTATGAAAATTTGAAGAATTATTTTTCTACAAATTTTACTTTGATGCAACATCATAAGTATTCATTGAGTGAACTTGATAATTTAATACCTTGGGAAAAACAAATTTATGTTACTATGCTGCTGCAACAACAAAGAAAACGGTAAATGGCTAAACTATCAGATAAAGACATTAAAGATATTCGAAACAGAATGAAGCGTCGCAAAAAAGAACGCGACCCTAAAGTTCTTGAAGAGACTATTAAACTTGCCACTGGTGATAAGCGTGGCATGGAAGCATTTAAAGCCGAAGCCGAGATTCGCAGACAGTGGAGAATTGCTACAGAGAAAACAACTTCATTTAAAACTGGATTGTTAAAAGGTATCTTTGGTGAAGAGGCTGGAGGTATCCTTGCTAAACAATTCGCAAAGGCATCAACAGAAGAAGTAGCAGCTGCCGAAGCAGTTTTTGAGCCTGCAAGAAAAGAAACCGACGCAGAAAGAAAAGAAAGAAAAGTTGCTGTAAAGAAAATGGCTTCAGCAACTAAAGACATTCCAACTCTAAAGAATAGTTTAATGAGAATCGAGAAGAATATGCTTTCGATTCAAAGATCATTACTTGGTAAGACATCGCCATCAGTCAAAGAAGGCTATAAGTTTGACCCGAGAATGGTTGGTGGTGGTAGATTTGTAAATGTTGAGACTGGTAAGATTGTATCAAAAAGAGAAGCCGTATCTGCTGAAAGAAGCGCAGCACTCGGAGCTGCCATTGCAGCTGACGAAGATCCATTGATCAGACTTGCTAATACAGTTGATGAAATATTAAACAGCATTGGCACAGATAACAAATCAATTCATAAAAAACTTGATGAATTGGCAGATGATATTCAAAATATTGATACTGGTGGTGGCATATCTGATATGCTTGACAATATTGATATTGGCAGAACAAGAACTCGCACTCGTCCAACAAGAAAGCCAGGTCGATTCAGAAGAGGCTTGAGAAGAATTGGTGTTAAAGCGTTGCGAGCATTGAGATATGCGAGAGCTGCTGCACCAGCTGCTGCTATCGGAGCTGCCGCTGTTGGTTCTGTCGCATTGGTGACAGGTGGTGCTGCTTATATGGCTTCAGGTAAGGCTGCTGATGCTGCTAAAGAGCCAATGAAAGAACTTGAAAGAGTTTATGGGCTCAAAGTTATCTATGATTCTAAAGGCGCCACTGTTGGATATATTGTGAATGGGAAGAAATATGGTCTAAATGATTTACCACAAGAATATAAAGATCTAATTGATGCTTATGGTCCTGGCGATAAGAGAAATGCAACAGCTCGAGCTGCTATCGCAAGAATTAAAGCCAATCCTGAAATATACAACGCACTTAAATTAAGTGCGAAGGCAACTGGACCTGCACCTGCGCCACCGCCTATTTCTACAGCACCAACACCAGCACCAACAGCAGGTCCTATTTCAAGAGCAGTTGCTGCTGCCAAAGCAACTGTTCAAAGAGCAGCTGGAGCAGGCGCGCAGGCGACTATGGCAACAGGTGCTGCTGTTGGCGCAGGTGGTGCAGCAGTTGCTGCTGGAGTAAAAACATCAGTTGATAAAGTTAAAGATATTATTGTTGATGCTGCAAAGAAAGTTGGCGTCAATCCTGGAATCATGCTGGCAATGGGTCAACAAGAAAGTTCATTCAATCCTTCTGCGCAACCTTATGATAAAAAGACTGGCAAATTACTATCATCAGCAAAAGGAATCTTCCAATTCATTAACAGCACATGGGATACAATGGTGAAGAAATATTCTGGATCATATCCAGAATTATTGAAAGGTGCATTTGATCCAGTCGCGAATGCCATTGCTGGTGCATTGTATGTAAAAGAGAATTCTAAGTATTTGCAGAAAAAAGGCATACCTGTTGACGGAACTTCAATCTACGCCACGCACTTCCTTGGTCCAGGTGGTGCTGCTAAATTATTCAGTGCACCTAAAGACGCAATTGCTGCTGATGTTATGCCAGCTGCAGCCAAATCAAATCCACATATTTTTATAGATAAAAAGACTGGTCAATCTAAAACTGTTCAACAAGTAATTGACACACTTTATAAGAAAGTTGGATCAAAGGCTGAAGAATTCCAAGCACAAGTAAATAGTGGTAAAATCGGTGGCAGTGTTCCTGCATCAATCAGTGGCGCAGAACCACAACCTATGCTCGCCTCTGCTGCACCTGCAGCAACATCTGATCCACTCGCAGTTACAAATACAGAAACAAAAGGTGGTGTTGATTTAGATGGTAAGCCATTAGTTGCTGCTACCCCAAAACCTGTACCAAGTAAAGTTGGTGCTGAAGCAACGCAACAATCAAAACAGTATGCATCAAATCAAATGGTGGCACAAGCAACACCAGCAGCACCTGTTGTGATTAATAACAACAACGCAACTCAGCAACCTGTTCAAGCACCAAAACAACCATTGCCATCTGCATCGTCGAGATCTTCAGAAAGTTCATTCAATCGTGCATTGGCAAAAGACTTCTCGCATCCAACGTCATTTACTTCTGTCGCTCCAGTATAAAAAAAAGGCGCACCGAAGTGCGCCTGAAAACATCTACGGTTTTCTAATTACTGCTTACTCGGCTGCGAGTTTCTCAAAGAAAGCCATGTCATCGTCATCAACGCTGACATCTTCGGCTGTAACTTTCTTCGCTGGAGCAGAGCGGATAACAGGAGCGGCTGCTTCCTCATCATCAACTTGCTTCGCAGTAGCAGCAGCGGTGCCGCCAGCACCAAGGACTCGATTTAACTTTTCCTTCAACTCATCATAAGACTTGAAGTTCTCAGGCTTGAGGAAATCCTTGAGCGAATGCGCAGACTTCCATACCTTCTCGATCTTCGCATCATCGCTCTCAAACAACGCAGCAGGAGAATCAAACTCCGACTTGTCGTAGTTGCGATAACCTTCAACATTACGAATCTT